TAGCTTCCGTTTGGGTAGGGTTTGCGGTTTCCTCCACAATTTCTACCCGGACACGTTCACGCCTTGCCCAATCTTTCACGAGCTTAAGGTTTGCCGGCTCTGCCCCTACAACGTAATAGTAGGCAATGGTTAGCCTTAAAGCTATTTCGCTAGCCGGTTTGTCTCCGTTTAATTCCTCGTAAATCATAAAATCTACGGGAATTGTTTCCACTTCTAACGGTTCTTTACCTTCTAGCTCTATTTTTAGTTTTGGAAACACGGTGCTCCCCCTTGTCCTTTATGCGAATGTAACGGAGCCGGTGAGTGAGGTGCTGCACGTTGCTACACCGTCAGCGGCGAAAGTAACCTCGGCGCTTTCAATGTACATTGCTGCACCTGTCCAAACACCGGTAGCGCTTTCAACACCGACGGCCACGGGTGCAGCGGCGGCAATAGCGGTTTGTAGCGCTTCGTAAATGCCGCTATTTTCGTCGTAGAGGAACTCTAGCGACATGGTGGAGTTAAGGTCGGTTTGATCGAAAGCTACCCCGGCTAGTGTTTTAGTGCGGGTAATGCTTGGGGTTGTTGTGATAGTGCCGGAGGTAATTTGCTCCTCGTATTGTGCTGCTCCAATGTCGACGGTGAAAGCTGCACCGGCTACGGAAACGGTTGCCATTTTTTTACTCCTTCATTTGGACGGAAACGTTTATTTCTGTGGATAAAATAGTGCCTTGCGCTCCCAATGAAAGGAGCTGTGGAGCGTTCACTACCTCAACCGAGAAGCTCGACGGTATCTCTTTAAGGAGGGCGTCTATTGCTTCTTCGGTTGCTGTCGTGGCCGCGTCGTTGACCTTCGGGGAAATGTTTACCATTACCCGCCACCTAACCTCGTAGTTGAGCACGGAGCCCAACCGGTTAGGCCTAATCCACGGTGAGTCCGGAACAATTACAACACTTGGCGTAGTTGGGACGGCGGGAACCGTGTCATAGATACGGTAGCCGTTTCCTTCTAAAGCCGTGGTTAATAATTCTCGGGCTTCCGTGGTTAGAGCTGTCACCCTACAACGCCTTTCATATTCAAATAGGGCGCTAGGAGTGCCATTACTCGGCGGGTGACCCACACGCTAACCCTGTAGGGGCTTGGGGAGAAATCTACCGCTACCGCTTCGCCTCCGGCGGAGGTACGGGCTTGGAAAATCTCTACTCCAACGGAGAGCGCGGCTTCTTTACATGCCGGGGGCTCTGCCGTTACGGCGGCGTCGGTAATGAGGTAACCGATAATGTCGGAAGCGGCCTCGGCTACTTGGTCGAGTACGTCGCTCATGTCGGCGTAGTCAATTTGTAGCGCGTCGGCTAGTTCCTCACTTGTAAGGAGTGCCATTACCGGTTACCTCAATTTCCTTATGCTTGGTCGTAAATGCCGACGATACCGCCGGAGACAAACGGTGTAGCTGCACCGTAACCGTAAATGGCTACGTCGCGGCCAAGGTTGGCGGCTACTTCGTTTGTTACGAGGCGTGGGCCGTCCTCCGCCCATGAAATGGCGGCGGAGTTGGTAACGATAGCGCTTTCCGTGTCGTCCGTTGCGAATTCACGAGCTAGGACGATAGGTAGGCCTGCAACCGAAAGGTTGAGGGTACGGCCGTTAAAAGTACCGGAAACGTTGTTGGTTCCGTATGAGTCCGGCATGAACGTTGACCAACCACCAATTTTCTTATAAACGGCGGAAGAAACGAAAACAACTTCGGCGGGTTGGCCTGTTGCGGTTTCAACGTCGACGGCTGCAGCGAAAACGGCTTCGCGGAAAAGTGCTCCGGTTGTGTCGGCGGAAAAATCGTAATCCACGCCGGCGGTATCGTTTGCCCATAGTGCGGCTTGGAGCGCGTAATCCGTTTCCGTGCCGTATGCGCCAAGCATGATCCGGTTGTGAGCGTCGAGGTAGCTTGGGTCTGTGCGCTCAATAACCTGCATGGAGAGGCGGCTACCTGCTGCATAGGTGGCAAGGTTGGCCGTACCCTTTTTAATGTCAATGTCAACGGAGTTAACTTCGTCAAGTTCGGCTGCCTGTGAAGCAACAATGGCACTTAAATTCCCGTCGAAATAAGGCCACGCAATGGACATTCCTGCACCCGCGGCGGAACGAGCTCCACCTAATGCGGTGATACATGGGCGGCCACGGTCGAGGACGCCTTTAATGTCGCGTAGCCAAACCGGGGGAACGAGGCCCGGTGCGTCGGCTAGTGTTTGCTCGTCAAGTGCGCGGTTTTCTGCGTCACCGTAAAAAACGGCCTTCGAGTATTCACCAAACGAGCGGAACTTAGCAAGCTCGTGGGTTCCTTCGGTTGCAAATGCCTTAGCTTCGATAGCTTTCACGGTTTCGCGCATTTCTGCAATAGCTTCCCGTGCTTCTTTGTCTGCCGAGACAACCTCGGCGGCGTTGTCCATTGTCTCGGACATGTTTTCTCCTTCGTTTTCTCTTATTGCGCTTACTCCTGCGGTGGCGTAAGCCGGATAGGGTGTTAGCGAAACCTCTAAAAGGTTAGCCGCTTCGTGCATAACATGATCCTTGGCGCGGTTCCATGCGCTTTTAATCGGGTTGAAACCAACCGAAAGGCCTTTAATTGTGGAGGTGCGAGCTAGGACGGCGGCGTCACGGCCTAAAGCCGTGTCGACTATTTCAAAGTCAATGTAGAGGCCGTCTTCTCTGTTTTCTGCACCGGTGATACGTCCCACGGGCTCCCCGTGACGGTAAGCCAATGGTTTGCCGATTACGTTGCCGATATCAAACGAGCCAGGAGAGAATGACTCACGGACTCCGCCTATCATGGTTTCGGTTCCATATGGGACGGCTAAGCCGTGGCCGGCTCCTACTACGTCGGAGTCTTTCGCTTCTCTTTCTTCAAAAACTACGACGGTTTCGGTTGTTGTGGTTTTCACTTTTTACTCCATTCCGGACATGGCGTAAACGCCGAGCGTTGGTAGGTCTAAAACTTGTTTGGCTTCGTCAATGCTGAGTACACCGAGTGGGACTAGCTTTGTGATGAGGTCGGCTAGTTCAATTGGGTTTCCTCGGAGGAAAAGGGTTGTGTCAAATCTAATTTGGTGGCCTCGTGGGGTTATGTCTCCCATGCTGAGGCGCTGCTCTATGAGTGTCATTATTGGGCGTAGAGCTGTATCTAAAAGCTGCCTGTAGAGGTCTACTCGGTTGGAATAACTCAAGCTTGAACCCGGTACACCGGCCCCTACCCAAATGGGATCCAAATTGGCTAGCCGTGCGATAGCGACGGCGCTTTGTGCTTTGCCTTCAACGAGCTGTACGTCACGGGCGCTAAATCCCATTGTTTGGGCGTCAATGGAGTTATTGAGGTAAGCAGTTCCTCTTGTGGCGCGTGCTTCTTCCCATGCTTCTAGGAGTGCGTCTACTTGGTCAGCGGAAAGGTCAGCTCCGGAGTTTTTGAGCGCTACGGTTGGAATTGGGGTTTCCGCGTACATGAGGGACGCGGCTTCGAGGCTAGCCGCAATGTTGAGAGCTGTCGCCCCGTTTTTCAGCCACCCGCCGTTACCGTCACCATAAAACTTTATTACGTCGCGGGTTGGTACACGGCTACCCAAGTAATAGAAAGGGTCACTTGGGGGTTGCGCGTCGGTGTCTACCCCTGTGTAGTTGGCCTGCATGTCGGTTACGTCCTCGACACGCATAACTTTGATAGTGGAAGGGTAGCCGTCCCATGTGCGGTCGGTAACGAGCCAATAGGAACGGTCATAAAGAAGTAAATCTTCTATTGTGCGTTGCATGACCGAGGCGTAGGGGAGCACGCTGCATGGGCAGGAAAGGAAAGTTCGGGCCGCTATTGGAGTGTCGTAACGGTACTCTCTAAGCGGAAAAGCGCTAATAGTGTGCGCGTAGGTTTTCATGGCGTTAACAAATGCCGGCACTTGTAGAGCTGTAGTGCGGGAAATTGTGGCTTGGAGGTTGCTTGAAAAAAGCGCTATTAGTCCGTCAGACTCTCGAACGTTAGGCGCAACGCTTTGCGCGCTGTCAGCGTTGAGAGCTAGGGAATTAGCCTCCGCGTTGCGCCTAAGTCCGAGGGCTCGGGGGAACACCATAGGAGGAGTGTAACCCTTTAGCACACGTTTACCTATTTCCTTTTTATTTGCGTGCTTTATGCGTGTCGGCGTGTCGTGCGGCGGCTTCTAATCATGGCTAGAGGCCTTGGGGTTTTAGCGGCTTGAGCTGTAGCGAATAGGACGGCCCGGGCCGCATAAACACCGTTTTTACCCATTGGGGCGGTGAGTACCCAACCTTGTTGCCGGCGGCTAATGGTTGAGTTGGCGAAATGCTCTTGGAGTACTTGGCTTCCGTCGTGGCTTATTAAACGGCGGTCGAAAAGGTCTAGGAGTGTTTGGGTAGCTGCTACGGCTTCGCGTTGTCCTACGAGCGCGTCGAAACGTTCCCGTAACCTGTCGACGTAGCCGGGGGTTACTTGGATATAGAGGGCCGGGTGCTCGGCTTTAATCGCGGCTAGTTTCTCGTCAACTTCTTTAATAGTTCTATGGGTTGTAACCCGGGTGACTATTTTCCCGTCAGGGTCGGGAGCTGCAATGGCTACGGCGTGGCCCATTCCGTCAAAATCTTGTTCTACAGCTATTGACCAAACACCGTCCTCCGGAAGGCTCAAGTCAGGGTTGAGGGTTTCGTTCCACCATGAGTCTTTAAGCCAATGGTCTGAACGTATAACCCATTGGTTTAGATATTCTCGACGCCATGCACTTTCTTCAATGTTTGCCCATTGTTGCCTAAGGAAAGTTTCTCGTTTTTCTGACCATTCTGGACTACCCCATTTCCACGTTTGTACTTCGTCGGGGTCAGCTTCGGCCGGTGCGCTCCATTCCAGGAGGAGAATTGAGCCGGGCACTTCGGACTCTAACCGGTCTAAAGCTCGTTGCCGGTAGGCCTGCATAAGGTCAGAAGTTGAGTCGCCGGCGGTCGAAACAAGCCAACTTTGCGGCTGTATTCTTTCGGCCATTGTGGGAGCTAGAGAGTCGTCTAAAACGGAACGAGCAACTTTCCACGCTTCGTCTATAAACACCATGCTTACGGAATAGCCGACACCGGCGGAATCGTTAGCGGCGTGGACTAGCCAACGGTCACCGGTTGGAAGCTCTATCCCTGCGTTTTCGTTTCCCCAACGTGTAGCCTTTTTACCGTAATGCTCCACGGCCCATAAACCGGCCGGGCGTAAAACTTCCATAGCTGTAGAGCGTTTGTTAGCCACATGGAGAATAGTTTGTGGTTCCCCGAATAGTTCCGCATGGTGGAGCCTCCACATGCAAAGCGCACGGCTAAGGAAACTTTTGCCGCTCTGTCTCCCTACCGTAATAATGACGGTACTCCACACAAGCTCCCCTTTTTCGTCATATTCCAAAGCTCTATCTAGCGCGTAGCTCTGCCAACCTCTTAAAGTCATGCCGTACACGTTCTCTAGCCACTCCCGAGCCTTTCCTCCGTGAGTCCCCTGTACAGCGCTAGAAGGCTTAGTTTCCAATCTGGGCAAAATGAACCCGTCCTTGTGGAAACGAGGCTCTACCGCTTTGTAAACGGCCTTCCCTGCCGTTTCTGGGGGAAAGGAGTT